ACCGTGCCGACTGCTATGGTTGCTGCCGCTCCCGTTGCACCAGTCGCGCCTGTCGCACCCGTAGCACCCGTTGCCCCCGTTGCGCCCGTAGCACCTGTTGTGCCTTGCGCCAATGTTAATGTGATGGGCGTTGAATCAATGCTGACGTTGACCGTGTGGTCAACGATGTCCAGCGTAATATTGCCGTTGGTGGTGCTTACAATTATGTCGCTCATGCCTGCACAGGATTGCTTGTGGTAATAAGCCTTCCGGCCATATAGGTGCGGACGGTGGATGACACCGTCAATTCAAGTTCGTAGGCGTATTCGGCATCTCGCAAGGACGCCGATTGGTTGGCCGTGATGGTGACGGTGATTAAGCCCGTTGCCGCTGTGATGACGATGCCGCTCGATGGTGATGTCAGCGCAAGTACGCTGGCGCGATTGGTTAGGCTGTAAATGGTCAATGCCGCCGTGTAGTTCGTTAGGTCAACTGCCACATTGTTGCTCTTGATGTATATTTCCTGCGTGTAAGTGTCACCCGTCCATAGGGTTATGTCCACATTGGCAGGCAAAAATTTACTCTCGGTTGTCATCTTCTTGTGGCTTTTCTTCAAGTGCAATTAATTGTGTGCAGTCTTCTGTTAATTGGTAGTTCTTGCTCCGGTCAATGTCCGCGTTGCCAAGGATATAGCCCTGAAGCATCGTGCGGCCTTGCTCCGTGAGTTTGTTTGCCTGTACAAAAATCGCACTTATTTCTGATGGCAGGTTGATGGGTTGTTGCATTTTTTTGTTGCTCATGTTTTGCTTTTTTATGTTGAGTGTTAATAGCCGTGCATAGTGATGTGTAGCGCATATTGTGCGCCTGCCGTTAATGTTCCGTTGGCCGTGATGGTTAGTGTTCCTGCGCTGGTAGTACTTGGATAGAATTTTGTAATTTCCGAAGCCGTTGCCGCATTGGCGGGTGACACCGATGCGTAGCAGAAATTGGTGAACTGCGAAGCCGCATTAATCGTAAATGTGACAATGTCTTGGTCTGCGCCGGGCGATGTGCCGCAGGTAAAACGATAGCGGATGACGTTGCCCGTGACCGTCTTTTCGGTTTCTGTTGGTGATGAACCCGCTCCGCCACCGAACGCCGATGATGTTGACTGCGTATCGGTCATATGTACGCGGCTCCTACTTTTCCCTATAACATCAAGCGTAACGGCAGGGTTATTAGTGTTAATGCCTACCCTATCGCCTTCTGTCACATCTCGCTTCACGTTAATACCCTGCGTACCACCTAACGCCGTGCGGCTTTGTATTTTGAAAATTTCGTCCTGAGCATCAATACCAATTACGCATCCCTTCGCCGTGTCATTTTCAATAATGAAATGAACAAGGCTATCGGCAGTTGTTGCCGTGCTTTTGTTGTTTATGACAATTTTTGCCGGATTTGCGTTTGCGTTGGCCGCCACAATAACTTGCAGCACAGCGGAAGAAGCAGAACTGCTGCTCGTGTCCTCCACATTAAGCACGGGTGCGCCCGATGTGTCGGTGAACGTCAGTTGCCCGTTCCCCTTGACCGCCGTTGCGCTATCCCAATAAGCCACCTGTCCTGCCACAGGCGTTCCTGTTTTGCCCGCCGCTCCAATGTCCGCTAGTACTTCCGCCACCGTGCGCTTCTGAACGATGCCCGATGTTTGCGTCAGATAGTCGACTGCGGCAGTTGTTCTTGCATTAATTAAACCTATAGTCAAGCCATCCGTGTTATTGTATCGAAGGCCAGACTGAATGACGTTTGTAGAACTTGAAAAAACGGGCAGATATTCATTTGTAATACTGCCGCTAACCGTGACCGTGCCATTGCCCGTACCCGCCCCAATGGCCGTGCGGAAATCACTATCCGATAGCGCAGATATAGTGTTGTTGGCGTTGATGCGGATGAAGCGCACAGCCGATGGGTTAGTCAACGTGAATAGGTTGCCGCCCGCGGTCGTTGCGCCTAAATTGGTTATTGCCGAGGATGCGCTTGTTGCACCGGTGCCGCCGTTGGCTACGGCCACCGTGCCTGTTACGTTGCTTGCCGTTCCGGTCGTGTTCTGATTAAGCGTTGGCACATCGACCGCCGCAATTGCGCGAAAGGTTGCCGCGCCCGACGCGCCTGAAGGCGTGGCAAAAAACAACCGCTGCGTTTGGCTTGCCATCGTGACCGCGAGCGTGCCGCTGCTGGTGATAGGTGAGCCGCCAACCGTAAAGCCCGAAGGCATTGTAAGTGCAACGGATGTGACCGTGCCGCCGCCGCCTGCAATTGCCACGGGTTTCTTAATTAAAAAGGCATTCTGAGGATAATCGGCAGTAAGTGTGCCTGTGACGGATAGCGTGGTGCTTCCGCTACTTGGCGCAGTTGTGACCGTTACATTTTCGAATTGACCCGTCACGGGGTTGACAATTGTGACCACATCATTTACGGCGTAATCTGCTCCGGTGGATGCGGTTGCCAATGTTAGCGTAGTTGCTCCCGTGCTTGCAGCCTTCGGTGCGCCAAGGTAGTTATGCGCCACGGGCGATAGGATGATTGGGTTCTGCGCCATCTGAAAGCCGCCACTATTTTGCGTTATCGGTGGCGATGGTGCTGACACAGGCATGCCGCCTGCCCCATAAATTGGCACTTGGTCATCCTGCAACTTGATGACCTTAACAGGCGTGCTTGTCACGCCGCTTGAACCGTAGTATAGCACATGAAAAGTGCCGCGTATTTCATCCCTCCCAGCGTTGAAATCGCCCTGCATCATAAGCCAATCATCGCTGTCGAAGTCGTATTTTTTGTACAGCACCAATGTGCCGTATATATTTGTGTTAGCTGTTCGCGTAGGCGTGTATTGCGCCTGAATGGTGGTTAATGCCAATAGGTTGCTGAAGGTCTTGTCCTTTGCACCCGTGCCGATGCCCCAACCTGTGTCTGCGGTAGCCAACCATGCCGAACCTGACCAACGTCGAATTCTACCAACCGACTGATTGCCGAATTCGAAGCCGCACAGCCGTGTTTCCATTTCATGTACATAGGTATTTTCCGCATCCCCGTCCACCGTCACCATAAAATAATCGGCCTTATTTTCGGCTTGCAAAACTTCAATGTAGCTATTAAGCAGTTCAAAATTGACCTCAAGGTCACCCGATGTTGTTTGCCCTGCCTCCCAACCCTTTTCGATGGCGTAGAATTGAAGGCCGAACTCATTGCTGCCACCATTCCCTTGCAACTTCTTGGTAATGTGGTTAATGTTCTGCACGAACTCATCCGATGTGCCGCTGCCCGGTATAGGCGATAGGCTGACATGGAAGTAATAATATTCTTGGGTTGTTTCCCACGACTGCGCCCCATACAGCGGGGTGAAGGTCGGTGATGACTTGGTGTAATTTCGCTTAAGGTAGTAGCTACCAACCTTAATTAAAAAGCGAAACATCAGATGGATGGTGTTATTCGTTGCGCCCGAATAGGATGCATTTAGCACCGACCCTTCCATTGTGCCTTGAATCCGAAGTGTGACGAAATCACCCGAAGTGTCAATGTCGTAAGTAAATGTATCACCCGGATTAGTGCCGCCCCAATCGTATATCAATGCCCCCTTCACCCATATGTTGCGCCGCGTGTAGGTGTTTACCTTGAGGTCAACCTTGCGGATGGCAGGTAAAAAACTGAACGTACCTCCCTGCCCGCTATTTCGTGCGCCCGATGCCGTCTGATTGATGGTGTTCTGCCCGCTGTACGATGTGTTGTTGATGTACACACCAGTCTTCTTGTAGTTTCGGCTAACGAATGACCCCGTCATGTACGAAGGTTGCATGAACCAAAAAGACCCATCGAACATTGCCACTTTGCAATCCCACGCCTTGCAAATTTCGTTCAGCGTGTCAAAAGCACTCAGCACATCTTGGTCAACGCCGCCTGTGTCCTTGAAATCATAGAAGGCGGCATCATCGCAGCCGTACTTGTCCCACGGGTCTGTTCCGTTTGCGGGTGTCACATTGCTATCCCACCAATCAATGGATGTCTTCATGTACTCCTCGTCCGCTGCGTACAGCGGCAAGGTCTGAATGTAATTCAGCAATCGTATGGCGTGTGTCTTGAAAGATGCCGTGCCTTCGTAGATGACCCCGCTGTTAAGATAGGGGATGTCCTTCAGCAACGAAAGCCCGCACACCGCGTTGATGGTGCAGGAAAATGGGTAATCTTTGTCCTCAATGACCACCGTGTCGTATATCACCACGCCCCGCCAAAATACCGCGCCGCCCTTGTAAATCTGAATTAGAAATTGGTTTTCCTTGGCGGTGACAAAATCCGTAATTAATGCCTCATGCGTTGCATCTTCAACTATGAATTCGAAGGAACACTCCGAAGCCATAATGTAGGTCATGCGCTTCGATGGTTCACCCTTATAATTGATGCGAAAAAAATCACGACTACTTTTGAACTCTGTGACCGCTCCGGTGTAGTTGATGTCGTGTATTTCAAGGTCGTACTCAACCCCCTTTGAACTGTATGCGGTACAATTGAATCTCTTACCCATTGCGTCCTGCTGTTCTTAATTGTTTTTGTTGTGCGTTGTTTAGCACCAAGATAAGATTATCCCCCGATACTTCGAACTGACCAGAAAGTTCCATATTCGCACCCATGCCGCCCAACATGCCCTGCAACTTGCTAAGCGGCGCGATTACTTCGGGATTTGTCCGCGCACCGGGATATTCGCCGACCGTTGCCAATGTTGTGCCGTAGACGATGCCGCCCTCTGCGAAACTTATGCGATTAGCCAATGCCGTGAATAATCTTGCGGCCGCTGTTCCTGCCGCTGCGGCGATAGGTATGGCAGCTCCTCCGAGTGCCTGAAGGGCGGGATTTTTCAAGGTGTTTGCGACCACCTGCATGACGGCCTGCTGAATTAATCCTGCCAATATTTTCTTAACAATCCTGCCCATCGCCGCGCCGAATGCCTCGGCGGTCAGTTCACCCCTTTCGAACACACCAGCCAATTCATCGCCCACCATGCCAATGATGCCCGGCAGCATCTCGTAGAATGCCTGCTGTTCGGTGGCCATCTGATTGAATTGCTCCATGTACTGCGCCAAGGCAGCAGCCTCCTCTTGCTGCTTTAGGATGGTGGCATCACGCAGCGCATTCATCCGTTCAAGAATGGCTATCTGCGCCGAACCTTGTTCATTTTCGCCAACCGTTTGCAGTTTTGGCAATGCCGCAGGTATTTCGGGCGGCTTGAATTGCATAGTCTTGTTCAGCGCGTCTATTTGCGCCTGAATGGCGTAGAATTCTTGAGACTGAAAAACAACTTTTTTAAGTTGCTGTTGCAGTTGTTGAATTTTGCCTTCATAATCTTCAAGCGTGCTGACACCCTCAACGATTGTAATATTTTGCTGTTGTTGTGCCTCTTCAACCTCCTTAATGGCCTCAACCCTTTTTGCCGTTGTTTTCGCAATTACATCTGTATTTTTAATGGTTGCAGCCGTTGACGCTGTTGTTGCCGCTGTTTCTTTTGTGGTGACTGCCGTTGATTGTACACTCTTGACTATCTGCGCCGTGATTGCCGCGCTTTCATCATCAATTGCCTTTAGTTTCTTTTCTCGCTCTTTTCGCACTAATTCATTCCAATACGCATCCTTTTTCGCATAGCCCGTCAACGCCACCGATAATTTCTGTCCCGTCGTTAGCATTTCTTCATCCTTCGCCATCAACACATCCAGCCGCCTTGATTCCAATTCTTGCAATGCCCCGGTGGCCGCCTGTTGAAATGCCGTTGCCCGTAGGCTTGCTGCATAGGCATCCTGCGCCTTGGTTGCCGCCTCCACAACGCCCTTGCCTGTTGTTAATTGACCGAAGTATTGCGGATTGACCTCCTTCAGTTTTTCTATCGCCAACTTCTGCTGCTCCAGCGTGCTGTTGGCATTCGTCAGGATTGCAATGTAGGGCTTCGTCTTTGCGATGCCTTCGCCCACGCTTTTGTTGACATTTTCGCGAAGTGTTTCAGCGGTTGATTTTGCGCTGCTGTTGAACGCACCAAATGCCGCCGCTGCCGATAGGATAACGGTTGCAATCGCGCCAATCAGAGTTGCCTTGGTTGCCAAGTCCATCGCCTTGAATGCCGTGCCGAATGACACGGTTGATGCCGTTGCTGTTCTGAATGCCGTGACCAATGTGCCAAGTTGACCAGCAATTACCGAAAAGGCAGACCCAAGTCCGCCTATAACCATACGCAGAGGCCCAAGTATAGCAAGGTAGCCACCGAAAATAGCCAATGCCTGTTTCATCGGCGTTGACAGATTCGTGAAGAAACTCGCCAATGAACTAATCGCGCCTGCTAGCGCATTCATGATGCCTTTCAAGTTGATGGCGTTCGCTATTTCCAATCCTATCTGCCCCATGCTTTCTTTCACCGCTGATTGCATGTTGGTGAAGGCGTTGTTGATGCCGCCCGTTGCACGTGGCAAGGTTGCCAGTTGTGCGGTCATCTTAGCAACGAATTGTTCTGCCGTCACACCTGCCTCGCGTAGGGTTTCCGCATCTGCGCTGCCGAATGCCTCTTTCATTGCCTTGCTAAGGGATGGCATATTTTCCTTCAGCACCATCAGGTCTTCGTTGAGCAACTTGCCCTTTCCAAGTATCTGTGCTAATTGGGTAGTTACCCGGTCAAGGCTATCTGCGCTACCTCCGGCAATGGCAATGGCGTTGCCAAATTCGGCAAGTGCCTTTCGTGCATCTTCCGCCGACAAGCCCACGCCTTGAAGGCGCAATGAACCCTTGACTGCTTGTTCAAAATCAAGACCGGGCGCAAGTGCTGCCTGCCGCAACTTTTCCAACTCAGCATCTGCCTGCGCGATGCTATAACCCGCATCGGTCATCGTGGTGACAAGGCCGTTGCGTAGTTGTTCGAAATCGCCCGCCGCCTGAACTGCCGCAACACCGAAGCCGCCAATAGTGGTAGTCAATGACAGCGTCAGGTCGCGTCCTTGTGCCGCCATCTTGCGACCGAAGGTGGCCATTTTGCGCTCTGCCTGTGCCAAACCCGCCTCAAGCGGCTGCGTGTACGCCGCAATTCGCAAGTTGAGTGACTTAGTTGTTGCTGCCATTGTTTGTGTTTTTCAAGACAATTGCATCCGCTGCCGCGCTGAAATCGTCTAATTCTTGTTGGCTTATCGGTGCAAATTTTGGTTTTGTGTTTTCGCCCGGTAGTTCGATAATCTCGCGTAGATTGATGCGCTTGCCCTTCTTGAGATGCGGTGCGATTGCATAGTATGCCACGACACGACTGCCATGAAGGGTGATGGCCGTGCGCTGCTCTTCTTGTTCGATGTGGCCTTCAAATGCTGCGAAGAAAAAACTGGGCGTTGAAAACAGGAACTCATCCTGTGTCCATCCCATTTTTCCCGCTGCCTTAGCCATCCCATACCAATTAAGCGCACGGCCACCTTCATCACTTACTCCTTCTTTTTTTTTCCTTCCCCAGCACCTGCCATGTTCATGATGCTATCCATCAGCATCTTCTGAATATCAATCATGCAGTTGGGAGTCATATCAATGTCGAAGCACACCTCGTCCGCTGTTGCGGTTGTTGGTCGCTTGTAGTAAGCATCTGCCGCTTTCATCGCGCAATACACGATGTCGGGAATTATCAACAAGTCTCCGCTGCTGAAGCGTTCACTCACATCAGGCAGGCTGATGTCAAATTCGTTTTCAAGCAACTTAAATGCATAGTTACCGAACAGCAGGTCATAGTTCTTGCCGTTCAGTTCAATTGTGTGTACCATATTTTCCTTTTTTTAATGTGTTTACGATGCTGCGTAGGTCAAAGTTCCTGTACCCATACCCGTGAAGGACATGGTGACATTCTCGTTGGTTCCCGGACTGCTGATTTCGAACGAAGTCCACAGGACGCTGCCGCTCCAAATCGGGTCACCCGATATTGCAGTCTTGAACGCTACGGTTGTGGTTGTTTGCCCAAGTACTAGTGCGCTGATTTCTTCTGCGCTGTTCGTGCCATCCCAAGAAACCAATGCGCTGCCGCTGATTTCCCAAGACGTTTGTGCATACAGGCTTTCCTTCCATTGTCCGCTGTCCTTGCACGTAATGTCACGTGTTTCATTTGTTACGCTAAGAGAAGCGTCCGTTTGACAGGTGATGGCTGTGCCGGGCGCAGTACCCGTGTACAACTTCATCAATTTGCTGTTAATTACTCCCGTTGTTGGCATTGTGTTTATTTTTTTAGGTTAATTTATGGGTGCATGGGTGCGCAGCCGTTTTGAGTGTAGGCCGCTGGGTTTTTTCTTGCTGGTGTTCCTTCTGTCTGTTGCTGATGACCCTGCGCAATTAGCGCAAGGCCGTCTTGTTCGCCTACTTCAATGACCCACCCTGCCTTGAGGACGGATGCGCCGTTGTTGATGTTTTTGGTAAGCAGTATTTTCATGATGATATGCCGTCTATTGCCTTGTTTATGGATTGCCTGCTCAATGAAATCATGCGGTCATAGATTGCGCCAGATAGTGAATTGGCGGCATTTCGAAAAAACGGGTTTGTGCCGGGATTGTCCTCCACAAATCGCCAATAATAGCCATCCACGCGATTACCCTTGAAAATGCCGGATGAATCCCTTGGTGCGAATCGTGCGCCAACAAAAATAGCGGATTTGCTGTTTCGGAAAAACATCGGACGAATTGACCGCTTCAAGTTACCGGGGTAGTAGGTTGCGACAGGTTCGGAACTTCGCTTGCCGCGATAATTACTGAAGGTCTTGTATCGACTGTGCTTAGCCCTTGAAACAGGCACGGTGTTGCGAATCGCATCGCTTGCAAACTTTCCTACTTTCACTAATATTTCCCTTCGGTCTTTTCGATAATTAGCACTTACCTTTTTCAAATCCTTGAACATGGCAATAAGGTCGCGTTGCATTTCAGCACTCAGCGAAGCCTGAAAGCCCTGCACATCACTAATGAAAAAGTCGCTAAGTAAGCCCATGTCCTATAATTTTTCCCTCAGGTTAAAATTCATCTCACGAAAGTAGTTTTCCAAGGTTTCATCAATGCCATCCTTGCTTGCGGCGAATTCGCTGACCAATATTGTCACACCTTCGGCTGTTATGCCTGCCCCGCCTGCATCATTGAAGTCAAGCGCATCGCGCACCAGTTCGTCAATTGTTTCACAATCTGTATACTTTGTTGCCCATATACGGAGGGTCAATTTCACATTGTCAGCGGTTGCCACCTGCTGCTTGTTCAGGTCGGCGGGTTCATAATCACACATGTACACAATGGCCGGGTATTCTGCATCCTGCGGTATTGAAATTGGATAGATGCGGCTACCCACCTGACGCGCAAGCGGTCGGTTGTTTTTCAGCACACTAAATATCCACCTTCCTGCTTTCATTTTCTTAATTCTGTCTGAACTTCAAGATATTGCCTTCGTCCGATTTCCTTAATGACGTTAATGTCGTAGATGTCATCCTGAAATACAATACGCATTTTTTCATTTAGCGCATCGGTGTATCGAATAGTGAATCTTGTGCGGCGTTGAATCATTTGTTGGTCACCCAAGAATTTTTCATCGCTGCCGCCGAAATACTCCTCCACCTTCGCCCACACATTCATCAGGTCTTCCCACACGACTACCTCTGCGCCGTTCACATCTCGGCTTGTTCGCACCTGTTGGATGGCTATCTTTTCGCACATGCTACCGACAAACACCTTTTGCTTGAAATTCGTGTTCATATCAAGTTGATGTTGCTAAGTGAAAGAAGCACATCTGCGCTGCGCTCATTGGCCATACCCTGCCGCATGTCTTCGCGGTTTTCATACCACATCGCAATCTTTAGCAACATGGCCGTCTTGACATCCGCGTCAATGGTGGCCGTGCTTGTCTGCCCGCTGACGTAGGTAATCTTGATTGCGTTAGCGAACATGCCCGTGTCAGGGAAAGTTCCGTTTTCGGTAACTACAATGCGACCGGGTGAGCCAATCAAATCGGTGCTGTATTGCGTTGTAGCCCATGTCTGATATGCGCCATTTTCGTCCTTGTATTGCACCGAAGTCACGGATGCCACCGGGGTAATGCTCATGTACAAAACATAGTTCCAAGTATCGTAATACTCCTCAACCGTCTGCGTGTACAACGCCCTGCCAGTTATCTTTTCGGCATATTTGCGAGCCGAAACAATCAATAGGTCAATGAGCGCATCATCTGCCGTGGTGCTAATTTTCAGCCAATCCTTGACCTCCTGCCGCGTCAGCGGTTCTTTGGCCGGGGCTGTCACAACCTTAACAGATGAAAGTAATTGGCTCATCGTTTTTCGTATTGTTTTTTTAATGTCGCATTTTCAATTGGTAAATCTGAAAGGACGCGGGCTTTTCCGCGCCCAATCAGATTTTCTACCATTTCTAACCTCATAAGATAAACGCCCTTGGCGTATGTTTTGCCGTCAATTAGCGCACTTTCATGCAATTGCACCCACACCATTATGCGAGAGCAAGGAACTTGATGCTGCCCTGTGCGATGAACTTGGCATCAAGGCGTTGATAGCCCATGAAGCCCACATTCAGCGAATCCCAGTAGATGTTGTCATTGCGCTCAACGGTTGGCGCAAGTATGCGGCGGATTTTGTACTTGCTGAAATCACCGAACAAAATCAATTTCTGCCCGGTGGTCAGCGCACTTGCCATGTCGTTGTTAATGTAAATTGGCTTGCCAAGCACGCGGTCAGGCTCACCTGCAATCAGCGAAGGCGTGAAGAACTGAACCGTGTTCGTGTTCGCAACATCCAACTTGCGAGCAGCAGCCATGATAGTGTCGTGCATCATAAAGCCTGCGCTTGGCGATTCGCGATAGGCGCGGTCAACGCTGTACATCAGGTCAATGATTTCACCTTGAGTGAATACGGTTTGAGAGTTTGCCGTCTTGCCCACCGTGGTGCTGGTGATAATACCGAATGGCTCGTTTGTTCCCGTTCCGGTGGTCAACTTTGCGTTGATGTTTCTACCCATGCGGCTACCCAATGCCTCGGTCAATACATTGGTCAACAGCCCTACGCGCTCGTCCTGCATCAATTGCTTCGAAACCTTAACCACACCAGATGTGAACGTGAAGTGTCCAAAAAGCACCTGTCCGAAGGTCATGTCAGATACTGCAACCGTTGCGCCCTGCGTGGTCTGAATGCTGCCTGTTACAGCGGTGTCATCGCCTGTTGGCCATTCCAATGTGCCGCCGATTGGGTCATCGAAGATGTCGCATGCTGTCAGGATGCCGCCATAATACTTCATGACCATCTCCAACTGATTGCTGAAGGAACGCGGCACAAGGAAGCCGCCCAACGAATCAGTCGTGGTGATTTGCGTTGATGTGCCACGGCTTTCAAGTAGTCGCTTTTCGGTGTCGTTAAGGCCATTGAAGCCGCGCAGCAAATAGCGGTTGAAGGCACTCTCGTGCGTGTCCGTTGCTACTTCGCGCTTCGGTGCGCCCGTGCGTTGTTCGGCATCCATCAATTGGGCTGCCAGCATTTCGCGGTCAATCGCTTCAGCGCGTTCAACCTGTTCGATGCGTTCGCTGATTTTTCGGTAGTCCTCCTCGGCTTTGTGCCAAGCGGTTTCGTGAACGGTGTCCAAGAAGAGGCCGTCCTTTCCAATTTTTCCGCGCAAATCCTTCAGCGAGGCGTGGATTTCAGCGCGTTTTTGTTTCAATTCAATGCTTGTCATGGTTTTAATATTTTGTGATTAACTGATAATAACGCGCATGGTAATCTACCTTGCTGCTGTTCGTTTCTTTTTCGAATTCTGCGACCTTTGACCGCGCCCAAGGCAACATCGCGCTGCCTCCCCATGCATCATACATGATGCTGCCGCATATTTCGTTGCCTTCTTCGTCCATATATTCGCCTTGGTCGTAGACCTCTGCGCGACTGAGGAACGAATAGGTGCGTTTTACCTCATCCCTTGTTAGTCCTTCGCCCGCACTTAGTTGTGCGGCGCGAAACCAGCCTACTCGTGTGCCGCAGTCGCTGCCATTTTTTTCCTTGTGTTCAATTGCCCGGCGGGCATTGTTGCGAGCAGCATCAGGATAATCGGCATAAGTGTCTGCCCGCTTTTCTTGTATTGCCGCATCGCGGCTGCGCTTGGCTGCGCTTGTGTCGGGGTTGGCCGGATAGGTCACCGGGGATGCATCGTATACGAATGCCACATCCGTAATGACGCGGTGGTCTTTCCCCTCATCCTTGCTCCACATGTCACCGCGAACGCTGAATCCCCAACTGCTCTGTGTAATGTCACCACGTTCAATGGCCACCTTCACGTTCCTGCCGTTAGGGCTGTCAGGCAGCATGCATTCGTAGTACAGGCCAATGTCATCCACCATCACCCGCGCTGTACCTGCGGTCGTGCGGCCAAGAATCAAATTGGCATCGTGGTTGAGCAGCACGCGCACATCCTCCATGTTCGCGCCGCGCAAGGCATCGCGGTGAACCTCTTCGGTGAACCAGCCCATGTCGTATTGCACCCCAAATTTCAGCGCATACCCCTTCATGTAGTACTGCTCCTCCATTTCTTCGTTGCCGTTTCGCCTTTCGATGAAAAACTGGCCGTCAATCGCTCTTCTTTCTATGTTCATGTTGTTGCTTGTGTTTGGTCGGTTACTTGTTCGGCCTGATTGATTGGTGCGCCAACCGTGCCATCGGCGTCTACTTGCGCCATGCCCGATTGTGCGTATGGTTCATAGCCCCATTCAACATCATTCAGGCCTTCCAATCGGCGCACATCGTTAATTGTGAAAACCATGTTTTTCAGCATGGTATCGTAGAACTCGCTGCGGCTTTTTGTATCGCCACGAAGAAGGCCGCTAAGGTTGAACCGGGTGAAGATGTTGCCCGTTACCTTTTCGCTTTGCGTCAATAATTTCACATCACATTCTTGTTCAAGTTGTTCACACCACGGCACAAGGCAATACTTGACGAAGCCGTTGTCCATCATTTCAATGTTGTTGAACGTGCTGCGGTCAAGCAGGTTAATCATGTGAGCAGGCACTCCGAAGATGCGGCAGGTCTCGTAGCCTTGAAAGGTGCGCGTATCATTCAGCGCAGCATCGGCAGGTGTGCTGCCAATCTTGTGAATCATTGCCCCGTTGTCTAGCACCATCGTGCTGCCCGCGTTGCTTACACCTGAGTGCTTGCGCTTTATGGCTGCTTCAATCGCCTTGCGGCTGTCAAGGCTGAGTTGATTCGGGAAAGTTACCAACTTGTCAACCGATGCATTGTTCTTGAAAAAGTTGTAGCCGTAGCGCGTAGCATCATACGACATGCCCAAAGAAGAGGCAAAAAGATTAGTAATGCTTTCACCATTGTAGCCGTCAAGCGCAATGCCACGAATGTGTAGCACTTCTTCGCGTAGAAGGATAGTGTATTTATTGCCAGTTTGGCCATATTGCTTATTGGTGGTGATGTAATATTCTTTGCCATTTTCATCGCAATAATGCTGAGTCATTTCAGGGTCAAGCCGTTCTAATTTTACAGGTCGACCGATGCCGTTGCGATAGATACGGGCAAATGCGTTGCCAAAGCAGGCGTCAACGAATAGGTCACGGCGAAAGTTGAACGCCGTCACGAATGGCGAAGGCTCAAGGCGAAGCAGGTTGTACAGCGGATGTGTTTTGGCCGCTTCGCTTCCCGTTGGTGTCCGCTGATATAGACCGAAGGGCAAGGATGCAAGGCTTCGGCTCACGGTGTCCACCGCCGCATAGACCGCCGGGATGGCAAGCGCATTGCGCCGGGTGATGATGGTCGGGTCGGCGAAGATGCTATCCCAACGCTCCCCCCATCCGGTAGGCGCGTTCAGCGGCACGTTCAGGTTGGTGCGCTGCTCCCGCTTGATAGATATGTCGAAGCCGAATATTTTCATGTTGCAAAAGTATGGTCATTTTATGCATTTAATGAATCAGATTGTTGCATTTTTTTATTGCGGATGTTTTTATGTTATAGGCAAGGCTACTCTTCGTCTTCGTCCGACTGAGTTTCTTTAAAAAATCGTTCGACTTCTTCATCGAAAAATCGTTCGATTGCTTCATCGGTATTTTCAAATATATACCACGAATCTTCACCGCAATATTTTGCCCAATCAATAAACTCAGTTAACATTTTTTTTAGTGCTTCCATTTCGTTACTTTTTTTCGTGTTTAGACATGGTTTGTGATTGTTGATATTTGTGTGTTAGTAGCAAGCGGGCGGACACGTCCAAATCAACATTCGTGCAGGAAAGTTTTTTAAAAATGCCCCACCGCACTTTTGTTTTTTCAAAACAATTTTGGTTGCGTTTCTGCTTCATAAATTCTTTTTTCTGCTATTTTAAAATATTGCTCACTCATTTCAATTCCAATAAATGAACGTTTTGTATTTTTACAAGCCAGCCCAGTTGAGCCGCTTCCCATTGTCAGGTCGCAAACTAAATCATTTTCGTTGCTAAAAGTCTTTATCAAATCTTCTAACAATAAAATAGGTTTTTGAGTTGGGTGATAGCCGTTGTAATCCTTTTTGTATTTCAGTATGTTGCTTTTGTATTTATTGCCTTCCCAGAGATTGAATGTAAATGGGTTTTCTTCGTTCATTTTTTTCATTAACTCACTTCTGTAATCAGTATCAATTTGTTTTAACTCATTCCAATCACGTTTAAAAAATCCAGTAGTTTGCAATTTTTCATAATTAGCCAAAGTAGGTAAACAAAATTGACTTCCATTAGTAAAATAATGCCCTCCCATTCCGTTTCCAAGTATCTTTTTTATTTCACTGTCAGTTAATTTGCTTTCTTCTTTTTGAGTTAAAAAGTATTCTCTCAATGGGTGCAACCCCTCAAAATCGTGTTTTGGGTTATTCTTGCTAAATAACAATATATCTTCATAAAATGACACCATTGATTTATTCACACCAAGCGCATTTGCAAAATGATTTTTTTCCCATATAGCACGATAGGAAAAGGGAACATTTGGTATTGCTTCTGTAATCATTCGGCTTGTATATGGCTCTTGCGAAAACAAAATCATTTTTCCGTTTTTCCTCAATATTCGGTTTGCTATTTCATAAATGCTTTTTGGCTCAATAGCTTTATCCCAAGTTTCGGCAGTATTCAAAACCTTATAGTTGCCTGCGCTTTCTTTCATTTTTACAACTCCATAAGGCAAGTCAGTCAATATCAAATCAACTGTTCCGCTTTCTATTTTATCGCTTTCAATTAAGCAATCTCCGTTGTATAGTATTATTTTATTTCCCTCGCTTCGCATTTTTAAAAAACTTTCTTTAGTGTTCCAATAAAACTTTAGTGCTGAAAATCCCGCCAGCTACTAACACGGGTTTGGAGCAATTTTCCCAACGCACAAGCCGACACGCAACTGCGCCAAGCCCGATAACGTTGTGCATAAGCACTACTGCTTATATAATGTATATTACCTTCTTCGTGTTATTGCTTTTTTGTGCTTACGGTTGCGGCAGACGTAAAAAGTGCGATAAGAAGTGTAACGAGGCGAAAAGCCCGCCTCGCTCAACTCCTTTTCAACTTTTGCATATGCCTGCCTGTACGCCACTTCGCCCGTGCGCCCGTTCAATATTTCGCGTATGCGCTTATCATACCAGTCGCGGTCAGGCTTCCTTTTCACAATAATTGCACCATTGATTCATACCTTGCCTGTGCAATCTTGTCAAGGTTGTAATTTTCAAGGATGTCTTCACATGATTTTTCCCAAATTGCATTTCGTTCTTTTTCGCTGTCGGGATAGTGCGTTACAGCGTTCTTCCATATGTCCAGCCTATCAGCGTAATTAGTCAGGCAGATGCCGCCGGACATGGTTGCTTCAATCCATGCGATGTTGCTTTTGCAGTCGTTAAAATTGTTAACGGCCAGCGGCTTCCAAACGCAGTTGAACTTGCCAAGTTTTAGCATCTGAAAATATTTGCCTGTTTTTTCAAGCGGCAGGATGGTCACGTTGTTTGCATGCGGCAGGTTGGGCAAACAGCCCCAAAAAACAAACCGCTTGGCTTGGTGCTTAATGCTTTCGTATGTTTCCGCGCCTACCTGATAGACATCTTCCTTCTGTACATCGCGCCCGCGCCACATGAATGTTCCGGTGTCCGCACTTGGCTTATCAGGTAGTTCACTTGGTTTTATGGCGTTCACGGCAAGAAGGTATCGGTCAAGGCAGTCAGCGGCATAAGCGATATTTTCGTTGCTCAACCAAAAAAAGTCGGCCAATGCCATGCATTCAAGGATGACATTGCGGCGGTCGGCATAATCCATGTACAGCGTGTGATTTATCGGCAGGTTCGTCAAGTTGTCATCAATGTCCATGATTATCTTGCTTCGCCCTTGCAACTTAATGCGCCGCATCAGGTTCAGGCACTCAGTATCGGTGGGTCGGCTCACAATGAAGATGTCAATCGTGTACAGGTCTATTTCGCTGAGGCTGCGCGACATCGTGACATGCACATCGCGGTAGCGTTTCGTAATTGCTTCGAATGGCTTGAAAAATCGCCAATGATTGATGGCGTTATCCGTTGGTGTGTCGAATATGTGTACTCGCATAAACATTGAAAGTTGCGTTCATGGTCTTGTCGGCGGTGCTGACCGATTCAACCCAGTTAATCATTTGTGTGAGTGTGCTGACCTTGAAATCGTGTGCAATCCTGATGGGCGGCTTTTCGTTTTCAAGGCCAATAATCTTCATGGTGAATGTCATTGTGTTTGTTTTTGAAAAATTAGGAGTGTGTGTTTAAAATACAAGGCCGAAGCGTCAACCCGCGACCGAATTTCACGAGTTTCATCGGGCATGTATTCGAAGTTTCTTTTTTGCATTAGTTCTTTTACCGTGTCGTTGTCAAGGCAATTTACATGTCCATGTCCGGGCTGATTTGGTATTGCCCATGACATAATTAGGTACTTTTCGGTGTAATTGGCGATATTGTCAAGTAGCGTGTGCATGTAGGGCGAAGGCACATGCTCGCCAACCTCTAAACAGATACCAAGTTCACAATTAAGTTCATGTGTGCTGCGAATTGGTTTTGCAAGGTCAAGTTGAATGATGCGCGTATGTGCTGAATGGGTAGGGATGCTGCCCTCTACCCCTATTGCCTTCGCTGTGGTGCTTGCTTCAATGTCCTTGCAATAATTTCCCAGCCCGCAGCCAAAATCGGTCACGGTTGTAATGTTGTTGCTTCGAATGAATTCGCAGATGTACGCGCTTACGCCCTCGCTGTGAATGTGATGCAGGTGGGCAGTTGTGCCATCCCAAAACCCTGTGTCTGATATTAATTGCATGTTCTTATTTTTTGTGCGGCCTGTGCGACCCGGTTAAATTCATTGATTATTTCCTCTTCGCTTTGCCTGTATTGGATGCCCCAGTTTTTTGCCTTATTTTCCTCGCTTAGTCGTTTATTATAGTGTTTGTATCTTTCAATCATGCGCGTTAGGTTCATGTACTTCATGTGATACAGATTTGGGCTTTCACCATATATTAATTTGCCCTCAGGTTGGCAAATATGGCAGCCGGGCTGATAGTTAATTTCTTGAATAACCGAAGGCCGAAACACCGCTGTCTTGTCGTAGCCATATGAAGGTATGCCGTGTTCAACATTAAGGATATTTTCAATATTATCCACATTGCACATGTCGAATCCCTTGCAATTAAATAGTGTTGCTTCTGTGTTTTCCATTTGTTGTGGCCAAATGTCAATTAGTTCATCGCAATCGCAAACAATGACCCATCCGCTTTGCACCTGCTTCCAGCAGTTGTTCTTTATCTCAAGATATTGCCTGTCACTTAATTGGTTACTGGTGCTATACACTACCACATGGCAGTTGTTGTCTAACGCAATGCGTCGTGTATCATCTGTGCTTTCATTGTCGTAGACCACTATTTTGCAGTCAGGAAATCGCTCACGATACCACCTGATGAAAAATGGCAGCATGTACTGCTCGTTGTATGTAATTACGAATATTGTCATCATGGAAACAATTGCAGGATTTTAATTGGCATATTTTCAATGTATAGGCTTAGCAGCCTTTCAAGTATGAAGGTGTGCATGGTGTAGTACGGCAGTCCGGTTGTTTTTTCAATGTCCTTGTTGATTTTATATTTGCTGTCACGAAAGGCTAGTTCACGAAATTCGCCATCAAGTAGTTCAATTGAAGGCCGAAGTATTTCGTTGATATAATTGCGATACAAATAGCCCTTTGTAATGAATTGGTTGCTGTATATCACTATTCGCGGCTCAATAACCGCAAGGCCAATTTTTTCACAAATCAAAGTTAGCAACTCGGTGAATCCCGGATGATGTAGTTCGGACATGTATAGGTAAGGCATCGGCAATGGTCGGCACAAGGTTATGAGGTCGTATTTTTCGTAATTGTAGAAATGAAGCAATTCTTGTAGGTCAGCCCAGCGCAGGCCTGTTTTCAGGTCGAAGCGGCAAGAAAATATGCCGTAGTGTTCTTCGTCTTCGAAGGTTGGCTCAAGTTGCAGCATCGCGTTATATTCGAAAAGATACGATTTTTGTTCAACCGTCCGCACATGCGTGTTGTCGTAAGGTGTGTATTGCGCCACCTGTCTATCATCATAGATGATGCTGTACAACTTCATGGCTCCTTCTGTTTTTAAGGTGTCTTTTGGTCATTGTTATTATTCTCATACCAATCGCATGCCCATTCAATAAATTGTTCGGCTGTTTCAACAATGTATTCTTTTTCCGCTTCTTCGCTGTTGTTTGGGTTGCTAACGGTAATTACCTTATCAACATTCTCATACAGCCACCATGTGATGTCATCAACGATGGCCTCTAGCGTTTTTTCGTTGCCGTTTTCTGGCAGCAAGAACATGGCAATCGCTTCGTTCACCATATCATATGATGTGCGAAGGTCGCTAATGTCCACGCCCAATTCCAATAGTTTTTCGCGAACTTCTGTGAGTTCCTTGATTGATTTTAGTGCCTTGATGGCAAATTCTTTTTTCATGGCATTTTATTTTTTAGTTTGTTTGTTTCAAAACATCAATACATCCGCATCCGGGTCTTCAAGGTATGACGAAAAGGATGGCTCAACCTTGTAGGTCATATACTGCCCCCACGCCATTACCATGCTTACTGCCCCGTCTACCTTTTCGACCGCCTTCGCCTTGTTTATTTTTATGTTGCCGTTGGCATCGCGGTGGATAGCCACGTTGCCCATCATCCAACGCATGACCGGGTTGTCGTTGTGTTCGATTGTGCCATCCAGCAAATTTTTTTCAAGGTCAACCGTTGGCGCGTTCATATTGATGACCGATTGGCTGAACTTTTCCATGCGGATGCCATCACTTAACAGGTCAATTACTAACTGCGAAGAATTGTAACGGTCATAGGCCACGCTGTGCAATTGATAGGTCTCGGCAATACTCATCACCTCGTTGCGGATATAGGCGTAGTCAGTCGTATTGCCCGGTGTTAAGGTCAGCCATCCATCGTCCGCCCACTTGACATAGTCTACCCGGTCGCGTTTGCTTCTTTCGATGGCGTTGTCTTTTGGACACCAAAAGTGAAACAAGACGCGGTATTTTTCGCAGTCCTCATCAGGCGGAAACAACAGGCACAAGGCACAGATGTCAGTAGTGGTAGCAAGGTCAAGCCCGGCGTAGCATCGCTTGCCCCGCAATTGTTCGGGCGTGAAATCTGCACCGAGGCTCACCCACGTATCATCCTTAATCCATGTCGTGTGGCTGCGCGTCCATACGTTCAGGTTCTTGGTCAGAAACTCAACCTGCGCCCGCCCGCCTTTGTTTGCTGCATCGGTATACTTGCTCCTCATATACTCCCAACTTGGTGTGATGCCTATCTGCGGGTTTGCCTTAATCCACACAGATTCGTCAGCCCAATCATCATCTTCGTCTATCGTGTATATGACGGTAAACAGGCTATCGTCTACCACCTTACCTTCAAGCACATTGATGCAGTTGCGCCGGATAGCGTAACATGCGCCTTCTACATTGAATCCTGCCGTGGTAATCATGTAAAGCAGCGGCTGGCTTCGTGCGCCCATGCCCGTTTCCATCACTTCAATGACCGATGTGTCGTTGTGTTCATGCACTTCGTCAATTAACGCCATGTGCGGGTTGAGGCCGTCAAGCGTAGTGGCATCGCTGCTTAGTGCCTTAAAAATGCCGTCATTCTTAATGCCGTAGATTGCCTCGCGTTGAATCTTGACTATCTGCTTGATGGCGGGTGACATATCGGCCAATTGGCGCAGCATAATTTTGGCGGCCATGAAGATTATCTTTGCCTGTTCGCGTGTAGTCGCTGCACTATATATCTGAGGCGTGTTTTCGTTATCGAACAGCAGACCAATGATGCCCATCGCTGTCGCTTCTTCGCTTTTCCCCTGCTTGCGGGCTACTTCGCAATACACACGCCTGAATCTGCGCTTTTCGTTATCCTTTCGCACCCATCCAAAAATACAGGCAAAGCGGAAGGCTTGAAAGGGCTGCACCTGAAAGCGCATACCCTTCCAGTCTCCGGTCGTATGTGTAAGTAGTGAAAGCACGGTCAATGCCGCCTTGGCTTTTCGTTCATTGAAATAATATTGGAAGTTTTTATCGGTCTGCCGCTTTAGGTCATCATGCTGCCGTTGCACGGCGAGCCTAACCAAGCGGCCAACCACGATGTTATCGTGCAGGACATCGTCCATGTATTGCAGGTACTTGTCGAACATTATTGGTTCAGTTCTTTAAGAAAATCAGCAATCGGGTCGCTGCTCACCTTGGCGTTCACCCTTACGCCCATGCGGCTCTTCGGGCTGAGGCCAAACTTGTCGGCAAACATCTGCAATTGCTTTTCGGTAATCATCATGGCATTGAATGACGGGTTTTGAATTGGGCGTGTTTTGCCCATGACCAGCACACCGTTCTTGGCAATGTCCTCCGCTGCTCTTTCCCATATAATCATAGTTACGACATACCGCTTTAGCATATCGAAGTCGGCTTCATGGTAGATGTTCATGTCCACGATTTTTGTGGCTACATCGTACCACTTTGCGCGGTGGTCTGCATCAAATTCGATGGGTGGTTCGGGTACATTCGTGCAGGGTTTAACCTCAATATCCATGCGGTCACCGTGTACAGATTGGCGAAAAGTGCCGTTTGCTTTTTTAGATTCAGTTGATGTTGTTGGTCTGCCCATTGTAACTTGATTTTTGTAAACATTTTTTAACAAGCCTTTGTGTTTA